AAACCCGAGGAGTATGAGGAAAGAAAGAAAGACTGGACCTCCCACCTATGAGCGCAAACCAATACACCAAAAAACCCAATAGGACCACACTCTCAAAGGCGGACTTTGAAAATGCCGGTTACTCAAAAGCAGATGCCGCAAGGCTGGCCAACGATACGGCCACCAACTGGAAAGCCAGCAACGGAGGAAAAAGAAAGCCATGAACACACCCCACACACCCGGACCTTGGACAGTCGACAGGCAATACATCCGAAGCGACCAGTTCCACCTCGCCATCATGACGCGTCCCGACTCGTGCATGATCGTGGAATGGAGGGCAAACCGAAACCTAATAGCCGCCGCGCCTGATTTGCTGGAAGCATTGCAAATGCTATTGCCACAAGAACCACGGGAAGCCGACAGCTACGACCGGGCAATGTGGGACAACGCCCGTGCCGCCATTGCCAAAGCCACCGGACAAACTCCTTGACACCTGCTCACCCTTTAGCCTGACTAAACACTCTTATGACATCACACACCGTCTATTACAACGAAGCCCCCGTCGACCAGTCCGACTACCCCGCCCTCGCCGAGAAGTTCAAAATCCCTTATGAAGTGGTGTTCCGCTGTGTCGAGTCGCTGGAGAAGACGGGGGAGGTGCCAATCATGGCCTTTTCCGGCCCCACCCGAGAGCGCGTAAGGGCCTTGGCAATGGCTTTGGGCACTGAGCCCCCGGAAGCCACTAAAGACGCGCCACGGGAGCCAGTGGAAGCCCTTGCGGAGCCACCTGTGGAAATTATCTACGACGCCAAAGACGAACCAACCGAATGGGAACGTGAATCCATCCACTCCCAGCATGTGAATTCCCCGCAGACAAAGGATTCCAGCGATGTTCACGAAACCAATTTCGTCGACATAAACAACGAGTTCGACCCGGAGGAAACCACCGAACGCGACGAGATTGTCGAACACGCGGCCCACGGGCTGATGGAAGCGTTCTCCGACTCGGAAGGCTGCTTCATCATCTCCGACGACGGGTGCTGCCGGATCAATCCGGACAAGCCTCCGACGATTCAGCACTCGCTGGTCGTTGTCGCCAACGTCCTCAAGCTGAAGGACCTCGGAACAGTGGTGGACGACAAGAGCTCGTGGATGCTCGGTTCGATCATCTCCTCCTTGGAGGATTTCCACGGCGAGAACTTCTCCGTCTCCCAAGTGTGCGACTCCACCACCAAAGCCTACAACACGGTCGTCACCGCCGTCGGCGTGTTCAACGCGTTCAAGCTGAAGCGTTACAAGCTGTCGTTCTCGTCGCACAAGGAGGCGCACTACGCCAAAATCCCCGACGCCCACAAAAAGCTCATCCTGCACAAGGCCGAAACCTACAAGGTGGGGCCGAAGTCGATCCGGGCGCTGTGCTCCATCGCCAAGACCATGGAGGACGACACCACCATCCGCAACATCCGCAGCCAGCAGCAGGCGCTCGACCTGATCGCCGCCTACAAGGAGGCCAAGGTGACTTACATCGTTTACGAGGAAGGCGAGTGGACGCGGGTGAACGGACTGGCCGGAGACCCGCCTGAAGGCAAGATTGTTTTGAACACCAAAGAATGGACCGCGCAGGTCGGCAACCAAATCCTCCCCATCGCCAAGCGCAGCACCCTCAAGTCATGACCGAACCCCTCATCCCCCCCGAGCGCGACCTCTCCGGACTGGTCAAATTCTTCAAGACCGCCAACGAGGTGACCGGGACCATCCAGAAGGACATCAGCATCGCCCTGCTGAAAGACCCAGCCATGCAGAAGAAGCTCTCGAAGCAGCTGAAGATGTCGGAGAACGACGCACAACTGGAAACCGACAAGGTGGTGAGGGCGTTCATCGACGAGATGCCGAAAGCGACGATGAACGGCTACAACCTGTTCGGCAAGGTGTTCGCCATGCACGCCAACATCACCGGAGACCCGACGATGCACGACGTCTTCGACGAGGTGAACCGACAGGTGTTCGAAGAAATGGAAGACCACTGAACGCCAACTGCGCAGGCACCGATGCCAGCGCCCCAAGATCATGAAAAACACATACAAACTCACCCGCTGGCAGCGGTTGCTCCTGCCGCGAATTGTGCGGCGACGCAGATGCCCGAAAACAAACAGGAGCGTTATCGCCGTCGGATGACGCGGCTTGTTCTGAGAATCAGCCCGAATAATCACCATGTATCAATACACCCCAGAAGAGAAAAACAAGCTGCTGGAACACGAAAACAGCATCCTCAAAAAAGAACTGACGGCGCACCAAGAAGAAGCTGTGCATCACTTCATCGCCCGCGAACAACTCAAAGAGGCACTCCGCAAGGCGATCTTATGGGCGGAAGGCGCATCAACGCGCATCACCGACCGGGAAGACATCAACTGGACGTATCTTGAAGAAGCCCGCCGCGTCTTAGATTCTCAGAACGTCTAAGTGCTGGCACGTGGCCGGGAGCGCCACTCCGATAGCTCCCACAACTCAATAACTACCATGGAAAATCAAAATTCAGAGCGGGGCCACGTTGCTCCAGCCACGCCTTGTTCGGTGTGGATTGTCGTGGGGGAAACCGGGGAATACTCGGACTACTCCGAATGGAACGTCGCGGCCTTCACAACGGAAGAACTGGCGAACCACTTCCGCGACCTGTGCCAAGGCGAAGCGGACAAGGTGAGTGAAAGAAAGAAAGACTACACCTTCCGCCGGGGCTTCAAGCACGCCTACGACACGCAATTCGCGTGCGACTACACCGGCACGTCATACCGCGTGGAAATGGTCGAGGTGTTCTCTTCATCTCCACCGAACAACCAGCTCACGGACGCCTAAGCGTTCCGTGCAGCTTCATGTTCTCAACTTTAGCCTGACTAAACCTATGAAACCACTTCTCGAATACATCAAGAACCAATACCACTTCAAGCTGGTTGAACGACGCGGCGACTACGCCATTTTCGCAGGCAACAAGCCCGATAAGGACAACACCAACTGGGAAGTGATTCACCTCAGAGTCACCACAGAAGGCTCAAGGATCGTCCATGATCCGAAAACAAACACGGACATTCCAATTTCATGGGAAGCCCATGAAAGGCCGCCGAGCGACAATGAGTGGGGGAACCATGGATGGACTTGCCTCACAAAAGAAACTGCCCTTATAAGACTCAACGCCCTCACCCAAACACTCACCCAACAACCACCCACACATGAACCAACGCGACCAGCAGTTCTTTGACTTACAGGCCATCCGCGACGCCTTGGCCGGGCGCATCGACGAATTCGTCCTCAACCTGTTCCCCGAGGCCAAGCGCGAGAGCTCGTGCTACATGATCGGCGGCATCGACGGCAGCAAGGGACGACGGATGATGGTCTCCACCCGCGCCAACAACCCCGGCTACTACCTCGATTTCTCCGACCCGTCGATCAAGGGCGGTCCTTGGCGGCTGGTGTCCCAAGTGAAAGGCATCACCCTCAAGGAAGGTATCGCGTGGCTGGCCAAGTTCTGCAACGTCCCTCCCATCCAGAGCTTCGGCACCATAAGCCAAGCCAAAGACCCGGAGGCGCTGGCCCGCACGATGAAGGAGCTTTCCGCCAAGTCCATTGAATATGCCAAGGCTCGCGGCATCACCGAAGACACCCTGCGCAAATACGGGGTGGCGTCCGACGTCCGCGACGGCGTCCTTTTCCCCTACTACGACGCCTTCGGCAACTTGGGAATGACCAAGCACTGGGGCCACAAGCTCAAAACGGACGGCAAGAAGGACACGTGGGTGAGCGCCGAGCCCGTCATCTCAATCTTCGGCAAGGACGTCTGCGACCCTGAGACCGGGCTTCAACGGCTGGTCATCTGCGAGGGCGAGTGGGACGCGATGGCGTGTTGGCAAGCCGGGGTTCCCGCCGTGTCCATCCCGATGGGCGCGTCCAACATGAACTGGATTACGGAGGACTACCAATACCTGTCCCACTTCGACGAGATCGTGCTGTTGTTCGACAACGACGAGCCCGGCAAGAAGGGAGCCAAGGAGGCGTCCGCCCGTCTCGGGACCGAACGCTGCCTGACCGTCCGCCTTCCCCTCAAGGACGCGAACGACATGCTACGCGCCGGACGCGGGGCCGAAATCCTCAAGTGCATCGAAAGCACCACACGGGAGCCGATGGCCGAGATCGCCGACCCGGAGTCGATGAAGGAGACGGTGAGGTCCTACATGAAGGGCGAGCACCTTTCGGACGGCGACGCGTTCTTCCTGCCCAACTTCGACCTGACGTTCCGCAAGCACGAGATGACGCTGTGGTTCGGGTTCTCGTCTCATGGAAAGTCACAAGCCGTTCAGAACCAAGTGGCTTCGTTGATGAGCCAAGGGAAGGTGACGTGTGTCGCCTCGTTCGAGCAGCCGCCGGAAATGACCCTGTCCCAAATCCTCCTCAACTTCACCGCCTATCCCAACCTTCCGTTCCACGAAGAGTTCGACCCGGCCTACGCCTACATGGCGAAGAACGTGTTCATGTATAAGGCGCGGAAGCGGGCCGACCCGAAGCACCTCATCCAAACCTTCATCCACGCGCACAAGCGCTACGGCATCGACACCTTCGTCATCGACAACGTCATGACCATGGACATCGACCGTGGCGACAACACCGCGCAGGCCGAAGCCGCCGACTTGGTGCGTGTCTTCGTGGCTGAATACCCGGTCCACGTCCACGTCGTCGCCCACCCGCGCAAGCCCCCGGAAAACACCGGCAAGGTTCCGGGCATGGCGGAGATCCGTGGAGCTTCGGAATGGGGAGACATCCCGAACAACGTCATCGCCATCTGGCGCGACATGCCGAAGGCGGAGAAGATCGCGGAGATGGAGGACCAAGGGTCGGAGCAGTCGGAGATCGACCAGTTCTGGGCGTCCACACCGTGCGGCAAGATTGTCGTCAGGAAACAACGGGCGACCGGCAACCTGCCGATGGCGTCGTTCTACTTCCACAAGCCGACGATGCGCTTCATGAACAAGATCGGCAAACCGTCGCCGATGTTCTCCGAACAACCATGGATCACCCCTGATTCCAAATGAAAACCATCGACCACGTCCGTCGGGTCCTCAGCGACCTGCAATATCAGTTCCCGAACGGGGACACCACCTTCAGCGCCTGCCGCAACGGCTGCGGTGAAGGGGCACGGGGCGGGCAGGAATGCCCCGACTGCCTGACCAAGCAGCTTGGGGAACTGGTGGGGGAAGACCTCGCCCGCCGACACCTCGTGGCGATGAAGGTTTACAAGTCGCTCCACAACAAGATCATCGAAACCGCGCAATCCAAATGACCGAACAAGAAGACGTCCTGCAAGAAGCCCTCCGCATCACCAGCGGCGACCGGCAAAACCAATACGGCCCTCCGAACGAGGACTTCGCCCGCACCGCCAAGATGTGGACCGCGCTGAAAGGCGTCGAGTTCGAGGCGCGTGACGTGGCGCTGTTCCTCATCTGCCTGAAGCTGTCCCGCGAGACCCACCAAAAGAAAAGGGACAACGCGGTGGACATCGCCGGATACGCCCGTTGCCTCCACTTGTGCAACGAGTCGGATCACCCGAGCCGCTCCGAACAACTCCAATCCTTTGTCGACTCCCTGAAACTTGATCCAAACAAATTATGAAATCAAAGACACACGCAATGGCGGAAGCCATCACCGCAGCGCTTGGCCCGATCTTCCACGCCAACCCCGACTACAAAACCATCACTGAAGCCATTGCGCTGACCGTGGCGCGTGTCGCTCAGTCCACCCCAGACAAGGGTAACGAGGAAGAAGAGCTTGAAATCATCATGCAAATCGCAGCCAATGCCCTCAACGTATTCCTCAATGAAGAGCAAACCATCC